TAGATTATTTATACATTAATGCTTCTGATGAACGTGGTATTGAAACTATTAGAGATAAGGTTACTTCCTTTTCAAGCACTATTTCATTTAAAAAGATTAAAGTTGTCATCCTTGATGAAGCGGATTTCCTCACAATTCAAGCGCAAGCATCATTAAGAAATGTAATTGAAAAGTTCTCTAGAACTACACGCTTTATTATGACGTGCAATTATGTAGAAAGAATAATAGATCCATTACAATCAAGATGCCAAGTATTAAAAGTTATCCCCCCAAGCAAGCAAGAAGTAGCAAAACATTTAAATAAAATTTTAATTGAGGAAATAGGAGAGGGATGGGATGTAGATGCTCTTGTAAGTATAGTTAACACTCATTACCCAGATATAAGGAAAATGTTAAATACTATACAATTATCTCTTAAGGATAAAAAATTAGTATTAGATAAATCTATAATAGTTTCAAATAACTATATGAATGAAGTTTTAGGTGAATTAAAAAAATCCAAACCTAATTGGAGAAATATTAGACAAATCATATTAAATTCAAATGTAAAAGATTTTGAGGAGTTATATAGATTCCTTTATGATAAAGCTAGTATCTATGCCCCTGGGAATGAAGGATTAGTTACAATATACTTAAATGAATATTCATATCATTCCCAATTCAGAATAGATAAAGAAATAAATATAATGGCCGCAATAGCAAAAATAATAGAAGTTAAAAAACCACAAGTAATATGAAAACTATAAATTGGATGGGGTATAAATGGATACCTAGAGAGGTATGGGGTAAATTTCACCCATTAAAACCCTATTGCTATTATGATTTAGAAGCTATTGATTGTGATGAAGATGAAAATTTAGTTTTAAAAACACACGTTAATCCTAAAAAATTAAAACATCCTCATACTAAAAAATTTATTGAAATTCCTATAGGAGTTGGGTTAATATCCTGTAAAGAAAAATTTGGATATGGATATTTCGAAATAGAGGCTAAATTACCTAAAGGTAAAAACTTATGGCCTGCTTTTTGGATGAGTCCTTTTGAAAGTTGGCCTCCTGAAATTGATGTATTTGAAGGGTATACAAAAAATAGAAAAAATTATTTCCATTTTAATTGGAAAAATCCATTTGGGTTTTGGAGAGTAGAAACTAATTTCCATTGCGGTAAAGAGCCTAAAAATTTTAACTTAGGTGCTAAAACACATTGGTTAGGTTTTAAAGACCCAACAGAACATTTTAATAAATTTGGGTGTATGTGGTCACCGAATAAAATAGAAATATTCTATAATGATAAGCTAGTTAGAAAATTAACTGATGAAAAATTATTAAAAGAATATCATGGAAAAACCATGAATGTTAAAATAAATGCCCATGTTGATAAAAATGTGGATAAAGAAAACCATAAAACATCTGAATATATAATTAAAAATTTTAAATACGAAAAACTATGAATCAAAATCAAGCGCAAGCAGCCCCAAATGTAGATTTAAAAAATACTACATCAATCGAAACCCCAAATGGAAATAAAATTTTTCAACAGGGAGTTATACTTAGACAAGTATCTAAATTTGTAGTAGGTGCAAGTGAAGATGCAATTTTACCAATTCCAGTATTTTACGATCCTGAAACTGGTAAAGTATTAGAACAAACTTTACCTAAAGAATTAAGAGAAGAATTCAAGGATGATACAATATGAAAAATATCTTTGATTGGTTAAATGAGGTAACATTAATAAAAAGACCAGTTGAGGACATTCCTAAAGAGTCTTGGGAAAAATGGAATTCATATATGATGCATCGTTATTTGTCTATGTATGTGGGTTATGTTGAAATAGTAAATTATGTTCAAAAGCTTAATCCCCAAAGTAAAAAACAAATATATAGCATTTATAGACAGCTTATTCCTAAGAAAAAAATTTGGTTAAAATATATTAAAAACCAAAATAAATCCCAAAAACAAGAATTAATAGAATATATATCTAGATATTTTGAATGTGGATTAGCAGAAGCAAGTCATTATATTAATATCCTACCTTCAGAAGAAGCAAAAAGTATATTATCTGAAATGGGGATTAATAATAAAGAAATTAAAAAGATATATAAATGAGTAAATTAGAAGAATTGCTTTACAGTGCTGAAGAGCATGGACAAAGACATAAAATGTTTGAAGAAATAAAACACCAAAAAATAAAATCACCTAATTTATCTCTAGAAGAAATATACGAAAAAGCTTATAATATAGTAATGAAAACATGAAAAAAAGTAAAATTATAGAAGCTTTAACTGCCCAGGCTGAGGCAGATAGAGTAAAAGCCTTAATGGCATTAGATTTATTAGAAAACCAAGCAGTAGGAATTGGTGATCACACAGCAAATGATTTTTTTAAAGATGCAACTGAAGCACTAAATTTATTAGCTGAGGCAGATGATAGATTAGATGCATTAGATAAATATTTCTCAAATAACCCATCATATGAAGGATAAATTTATAGAAGATTTAATAGAATCGAGAAAAGATTTTAAGACATATCAAGCAGAATCAGATCACACTGTAGCTCAATTTGAAGAAGAATATCCTGAATTATCTCAGGAATTTAAAATAATCCAAGATGAAATGTATAGAATGTTTGCAGCTAAGCATATGGATTATGGTTTACAAAACATTTCATTAGGTGGTGATTTAACTAAAGAAAATGATAAGAAATTTTCATTAACAGGTCTAGCAATTAGATTAACTGATAAAATTTCAAGATTAAGAAATTTACTTGCTAATGGTAGAAATTTTGTTAAAGGTGAGGGAATGGAAGACACGTTTCTAGATGTAGCTAATTATGGTATAATTGGTTTATTAGTTGGGCGTGATAAATGGAAAAAATAAATGAGGAAAATCCCTAAAATAGTAAAGGAAATTCAAAACTATACTCCTCAAGCTATCAATTATGCTATTGAGAAAAATATTTCATTTTCCCAACTTGCAATGTATAATGGATGTGCTCATAGATGGTCATTACAGTATAGGGATGGTCATAAAATATTTACACCTAGTATGCATGCTGTATTTGGAAAAGCTTTACATGAAGCTCTTCAACATTATTTAGACATAATGTATAAAGAAAGTGGAGCAGCGGCTGATAGAGTAGATATTTTAGGATTTTTCAAGTCAAGATTAAAAGAAAACTACTTATCTGATTATGAAAAAAATAAAAGTACTCATTTTTTTAAAGATGGAGAATTACAAGAGTTTTATCAAGATGGAGAAAATATAATTAATTATTTTAAAAAACATAAAGGAAAAACTTTTAGTAAAAAAGGAGAATATTTAGTAGGTTGTGAAATTCCTATTATAGCAAGTCCTAATAAAATGTTTTCAAAAGTCAAATTTCAAGGATATCTTGATGTTGTAACATATAATGAAACTATAAATAAATTTACAATATATGATATTAAAACCTCAACTAATGGGTGGGGTAAATGGGCTTTATCTAATAAAAATGCTATTAAACATTATCAGTTAGTATTATATAAAAAATTCTTTGCAGAACAATTTGGAATCCCAGAAAAAAATATTAATATTGAGTTTTTCATAGTTAGAAGAAAAGTTTACGAAGATGGAGAATATCCACAAAAAAGAATACAAAAGTTTACTCCTCCAAATGGAAAAACAACAATTAATAGAGCAACTAAAGTTTTAAATAATTTTATAAAAGATGTTTTTATTGGAAATGAATATAATCAAAAGGCTTTTAAACCTAGTTTAGCTAATCCTAATAATTGTAGATTTTGTCCTTATTATGGGGATGATTTATGTCCTGGTACAAAGAATAGGGCTTAATAATATGTATTTACATATATAAAAATAAATAAAAATGGCAAATAAAGAAATGACACTAACAAGTGTAAAAGTTAAAAGTGATTTATTTGAAGAATTTAAAATTCAATGTGTAAGAAGAAAATTTTCTTTTCAAAAACTTTCTGATAGAGCAATTCATTTATATCTTACAGATGAAGAATTTAGAAAACAAATAAGTAATCACACAAATTTAGAATTATAAAAAGTATAAGTATATGACAAAAGATGGTTTCATTGAAAAAGATAAAAGAAAAAAAATTCTTTTATTATGTGATGATATTAGAGTTCACTCTGGCATTGCCCATGTAGGAAAAGAAATAGTTTTAAAAACATGCCACCATTATAATTGGTGTCAAATAGCAGGAGCAGTAAAACACCCAGATAAAGGAAAAATAATAGAATTAGGAGATTCAATTCAAAAAGAATTTGGTATTGAAGATGCATCAGTAACTTTATATCCAACAGATGGATATGGTGATTCTAGAGTTTTAAGAGATATGATAAAGAGAGAAAAACCTGATGCTATTTTATTTATCACAGACCCAAGATATTTTATATGGGCTTTTCAGATTGAAAATGAAATTAGAAAAGATATTCCAATTATATATCTTAATATTTGGGATGATTATCCTGCACCTCAATACAACGAAAATTACTATGAATCTTGTGATGCCCTGTATGGTATTTCTAAACAGACTGTAAATATAAACAAAATTGTTTTAGGGGATAAAGCAAAGGATAAAGTTATAGAATATTTACCTCATGGTCTTAATGAAGATATATTTAAACCTTTACCTCAAGATGATAAGATATTATCTGAAATGAAAAAGCAAATTTTTAGAAATAATGAATTTGATTTTGTATTATTTTTTAATTCTAGAAATATTAGGAGAAAACAAATATCTGATACTATATGGGCTTATAAAATGTTTTTAGATTCTTTATCTAAAGAAGAAGCCGAAAAATGTTGTTTTATGCTCAAAACTCAACTTTCAGATAATAATGGAACTGATTTAGTAGCAGTATGTGAATATCTGTTTGGGGATGATTGGGAAAAGTATATCCGTTTTGTAGATGGTAAATTATCTTCAGAACAAATGTCTGCG